TCTTAATGAACTAGAGCATACGGTAGATAGAGTATGCTCTATGCTGGACAATGTACCTGATAAGTCGTTTAAGTATGAAGCAACAGTTAGATATATTGATATAAATTACAATAAGTACGGTAGTGCATATTATAACAGTAATGCTAGCGGAAAGTATAGTTACAGTAATAATAACTATGACTATACTTTTGATAGGTATGATTCATGGATAGATTATGACTATTATTATGCCGTATATTTTGATGCTGAAGATGTGTATTATACTGCTGAAATAGGTACTGTATCCATGTGGGCACAGTGGCTTGATGAAAATTTTGATATATTAGAGCCGCTAATAAAAGAAATTGTTACACAAAGTTTAGTAGATTATGGTAAAAATGACATAGCACAATATATACTACAGCAAGAAGAAGAAATTAACAAAAAAGCAAACAAGAAAAAGAAAACAAAATAAGCGGTTGTAGGTATGTATGCAGCACTGTAATTGTTAGGAAAGGCAGGTGGTATGAAAATAATATATTATGCATAATTATTCGTTTGTTAAGCCTTGCTTTATAAAGCAAGGCTGTTTATTTAGTATCTAAAAAGAGGTGATTTAATGGACAAAAAAGAAATAGCTCAAAAAATTCAAAATTTCTTAGCAGACAAAGGATTTCAGTTTGGTGTTTACGGCACTTGTCAACACCGCATAGGTATTGACTATGCTTGTGCATTAGTTAAGCCTAGATATTCTCCAGTTGACGGGGCTTACGTAATTACGGTTGATCCTATATCAGTTAAAGGGTGGGTATGTCAAATACCCTATAACTACAATAAATGGCAACTGATATGGCAGAAACCTTACAGCAGCCCTGAAGAACTGATTGTAATTCTTGAAGAAAAAGTATTGCCGCCAGTAGGTTGTTGGGCCAATTAAATCCCAAGTAAAGACGACGTTGTGTAATATTTAAATTATTTGACGGCAAATTAAAAGGAGGGTATTGTAGCTTGGATAAAATTACAATAAATGACATTTTAAAAAAAGAAGAACGCATCGTAGCTTTAGATGAAGCAATACAAGGTGCAGAAAAAGTTAAACCCATAGCTACTGAATATAGTACAGTATTGCCTGCTTTGTTGGATGTGTTTACAGTATACGCACAAAATAGCAGGGACTGTGCTATACAAGAATACTACACTCTGCTAGAGATAGAAGATAACGAAAGTGAGGCTGATGAATAATGGAAAATTATAGTATACCTGATTTTAAACAGATTAGTAATGACGTTATTTTAGTGGTGTTGGAAAATATGCAAAATGGGTGCTTATTTAAAACACCTGATGGTATGTTAGAACTAGTAGAAAATAGTAAATATGACAGTTTAAAAGTAATTACAGACAAAAGGCAATTAGGTTATTACCTTAATCAGAATGATGCTGTGTTTGCAGAATTAGGTATAGTACATGAATTACGGCACTTAGGTTCATACAAGTATCAGAGTACCCATGTTTTTTATGAGAAAGATATTGCACCAGATGTGCTTGAAGCTGAAGCAGATAAATTTTATGGTACTGTCATTGAACCTTTAGAGCAACAAGCTAAAGCACGCCGATACGAACGGTATTATAAAAATAAAAATAAAAATAAAAATAATAAAACTGCATCTACTGCACAAGCAGAAAACAGGGTAGAAACAGCAACATCTTCTGCTACTAAAGAAGATTTGTTTAATGCCAGAGTCGCTAAACTTAAGCAATTACTGGGATTGGACAACCAATATACTAATGTTATTGATGTAGTAAATATAACTATTGCGCGTGATGACTTGCTTTTGCTAACGGAAGTCTTACTTGGCAAAGCAAGTGGCAGTATAAAAATATCAGTTAAACAAGAACATGATAGCAACTATATAAAAGGTGATGATTAAATGCATATGTGGTCCACTGGTTTTGCTAAAGGAGGGAATTTTGTGATGAGATATGATGGGCAGAGTAAAATAAAACAGTTAAAGGAGGAATTAAATAATGCTAAATTGGAATTGCAAATAGCAGAGCAAAGCTTCAATAATGCTGAACCGGAGTTTATAGATGTAGCAGTTTTTGAAGTAACTAGTGCTAGATTAAAGTACGATGCTTTAATAAAACAATACAAAAAGGCTGTGTTGTTAAATGCATTAAACACACATCAAAAAACTAAAAGTATATAAAAGGAGTGTTATATGTTAAAGAAGTGTATTGCGGCTATATTAGTAATAATTAGTTTATGGTTAACTGCGACACTTTTAACAAAAGAACCTGTGGTAAAACCACAAGTAAAACAAGTAATACCAACAACAGTAATTAAAACTGAACCACAGGTTAATACTTCTGAATCAATACAGGAATTTGTACCTGTACGCACAATGCGTATGGAAGCGACAGCATATTGTTTAACTACACCTACAGCCACAGGCACTATACCTGCTGTTGGTACTGTGGCGGTAGACCCTGAAGTAATACCCTTATACACAAAACTGTATGTTGTCGGCTATGGTGATGCTGTCGCATTAGATACTGGAGGTGATATAAAAGGCAATAGAATTGATTTGTGGTTTGCAACAGAACAAGAAGCTATATCCTTCGGCAGAAGGATGATTACAGTAATTATTAAAGAGTAAAAATTTAAGTTGCTTTGGGCATTTCTTTGTGTTACACTTAGTCTATGCTAATCTACAACAATCTGCAATAGTCGGAGGTGGTTAGTAATTAGTGGAGAAAATCTACAAAAACTTACTGAAGCGCAAAAAGCAGGTATAGACTTTTTATTGCAAACCAAACGTGCATTGCTTGCAGATGACATAGGTTTTGGTAAAACTGCACAAGCATCTGTGGCAGCGTCATTAACTAATGCCCCACAGATATTGGTAATAACTAAGAAGTCGTTATTATGGCAGTGGTGCAGAGAAATAACTTATTGGACAAGTCATAGTGCTCAGGAATACACAACCAGGAGTAAAAGTATTCCTGAAACAAAATTTGTAGTAACTAATTATGATACGGTTGTTCGGCGAATAGACGAACTGCTTGCTAAAAAATTCAAAGTAGTTATTTTAGATGAAGCCACAGCCATAAAAAACCGCAAAACTATACGCAGTAAAACAGTAAAAAAGCTGGCTAAGCCAGCCGAATATGTGTTTGCCTTAACAGGTACGCCAATAAGCAATCAACCAGCGGAATTGTGGCACATATTGCATACACTTAATCCTAAAGGTTTTGCTAGTTATTGGCGTTTTATTAATGACTATTGCGATGTAGTTGTAGAAAAATATGGTAAGCGTAGCTTTAGTAAAATTGTAGGCATTAAAGACACAAACAGTTTAGCTAAGGTGCTAGAACCTATTATGCTGCGCAGAACCATAGACTCACTTGATTTACCAGAACCTGTGGAAGAAGCTGTGTACTTGCAGTTAACACCGTTGCAGCATAAGTTATACAAGCAGATGGAGGAAACCTTTATGACATGGGTTAATTCTCCAGAAGCTGAAGAATTAAGCGGTGTAGTGTTTGCAAGAAATGCTTTAGCTAAAACAATTAGGCTAAGGCAAATAGCTTGCTCGCCTGCTTTGATTGGTGATAAGGATGAAAGCTGTAAAACAGAAGCAGTTATGGATTTAGTAGACGCAATAGCACCATTTGAAAAAATTATTATATTTACTAATTTTAAGAATTATGCAAATATTCTTGCAAAAAAGCTGGCAGATTTTAAACCTGTGGTAATTACTGGTGCAGTCAATGATGCAGGCAGAGCAAAGGCACAACAAACATTTTTAGAAGATGATGAATGTAGAGTCATGATCTGTACTATCATGGCTGCGTCTGAAGGATTAAATTTGCAGGTGGCGTCTACAATTATATTTACTGACTTAGATTATGTGCCTGCAAATATTAGACAAGCGGTAGGTAGAGCTTATCGCAGAGGACAAACTAAAGCAGTTAAAATTATTAAATTAGTTTGTTCCGGTACAGTTGAAGAAAGTGTGCTAAATATACTAGAGCATAAAGAAACAGTGCTATCTGATATGGAATATGTAAATTTATTAATTAAAGACATGCGTAATAAATAAAGAAAGGGTGGTATATTTTGAAGGAACCTAAATTGGCGTATACAGTTGCAGAGGTAGCTGAATTACTTAGTATTTCAGAAACAAGTGTACGCAGATTAATAGCAAAAGGTGTATTAAGTCAAGTTGATTGGTCGCTAGATGCTGTTAGAATTCCTGCACAAGATGTGCAGAAGTTAGTTGAAAAGAGAAAGGTCGATGATAAAAATGACCAATGATGGTAATGTCATTACTATAACCATTCGTCAAAATGGTGTTATTGACGATATAAATGATACTGTAATTGATTGCAATAAATACCTTACAGCAGCATTAACAGATAAAAATGAATGTATATTAACAGCTTTTTGCGATAAAACGTTTATAGAAAATATAATTGCTAGATTACAGGTAGTGCTTTTTACGCAATTATGCAACTACGATTTAGGTGAAATACTAGCATCGTTGTCTGCTATGGAAAGTGCTTTTAGTAACTTCCTGGACGAGCAAGCTGATGAAGGTTTTATCATAAAAGTAAACGGAGGTGACGAAGTATGCTAACCGTTAGTGCGTCAATGCTTAGTACCTATAAAGTATGCCCTAGATTATACTATTTCAGGTACATTGAAAATCTTGTACCAGTATCTATGGATGAAAAATTAGTAGCAGGCTCAGGTATGCACATAGGAATTGCAGCCTATTATAAAAACAATATGGATAGAAATATAGCATTTGACTATTTAACTGCTTGGAAAAATCAGCTGTGGGAAAAGTATCATGCTTTACCATTAGTAGCACAAACAGATGAGCAGGCAGATGAAATAAGCGACGCTGTGGATATGAGTTATAAATTACTTGAATATTATTTAGATTTTGCTCAAGTTAACGACGCATTTAAAGTAAACGCTATTGAGCAAGATTTTGAAGTACCTGTATGGACACCGGATAATAAAGTCATGCGTGGTGTACGATTTAAAGGTACATTTGACGGTATTGTTACAGATCACAACAACAATGTGTGGTTACTGGAGCATAAATCCGCTGCATCTTTTCCACAGGATATAGTGCTGCAATTAGACCATCAAGCCAATTACTATTATTTAGCGGCAACCCAATTATTAGGTAAACCTAGAGGTATTCTATACAATGTGGTGCGTAAAATTAAACGACCTAAGCAAGTAAAAGACGATATAGTTAGACGCATTTCGGTTATCCGTAATGAAGATGAATTATTAGCTATCAAAAATGATTTGTACTACACTGTGCAAAATCTTAAAAAAGATATGCCTATTATGCAGCACAAGTTTTGTGCAGGTCTGCACTGCACATGGCGTTGCAGTTATACAAGCCTTTGTACTGCTATGAACGCAGGTATGGATTGGCGGTATATAGCTGAAGCAAAATATGCAGTAGAACCTGAGCGTGAGTCTTGGGAGGACAAGCTTAACGCTGTGGCTAAGCGTATCACAGAACAAAGAGTTAAAGGAGATTAATGAAGGGGGTAAGTCATATGAGTAAACTAACAACAGATACTAAAACAGCCCATAAGAAAATAATATCGTTAACAGAAAGACCGTCGTATATTAAAGGCTTGATATATGCTGATGCTGGTAAAGGTAAAAGCTGGTTAGCTGCAACTGCACCTAAACCTTTAATATTACTGGGTGAAGCTGACGTAACAATAGCTACCCTTAAAGCGTTACAAAAAGCCAAAGGCATTGTTCCAGATATTTGGGAAATTAATTCTTTAGACGATATAGCAGAAGCATATGAATTTTTATACAGCGGTAATCATGATTACGAAACCGTTGTAATTGACGGTTTAACAGATATTAACAGCAGAATTAAACGTGCTGCTATAGAACACGCTGTATCTAAAAGAGATACGCATGACCCAGATATTCTTGAACAAAGCGACTGGAATCGTGTTGGCGAAAAAATGCGGAATTTAGTACGCAGTTTTAGAGATTTGCCGATGCACGTCATCATGACAGCACTAGTTATGGATATTAGATCAGAAATGATGTACGCACCTTTTGTGCAACCTAAAAATTTAGCACTAGAGTTACCAGCATACTTTAACTTTGTGGCATTACTTGATGCAGATACTGATGCTGACGGTGTTGTTACACGCAGGTTGTATGTGCAACCATCTGATAGATATGTATCTAAAAACCCAAGTGGTGTTTTAGACCCAATAGAGTATAATCCAGATTTGGGAGTTTTGTTTCCAAAAATTCTTGCAGCAATTTAAAGGGGGTGCGCTTATAGAGAGGTTGTTGGGTGTATTTAATTAAATCAGTAACAGATTATTAAAATTTATTAAAGGAGGAAGATAATTATGCCAAAATTAAATTTATCTTTTAGTGATTATGATGGAGATTTAAATGTAGGTAAATTTGAGCCTGTACCAAAAGGTATATATGAAGTAACTATTGATACTTCTTGGTCAGATGAAATCCGCATTAGTCAAAATGGTACACAGTACATCAGTTTATGCTTTGTCATTAACGATGGTGAGTATGCTAATCGTAAAATTTTCGACAATTTTATGATTGAAGGCAAAGGTATTTGGAAGTTAGGCAAACTGCTTGTAGCTATAGATATGCTTGATCCAGCCAATCCCAGTGATTTAAGAGTCGATACTAGAGATTTGCATGACAAAGTCTTAAAAGTTAGAGTTGATCAAAGAGAATATAATGGTGAAATAAAGAATGAGATTAAGGACTTCTTACCTTTATCTGCTAAAGATACCAGCAATAATACTAGGAAAGGTAAATTAGCGTTCTAATGGATTATCCAGTAATACTAGTATTAGACCCAGGAGTTACCACAGGTTATATACTAGCGTCAGAACCGCTTACTTATATTGAGTGTGGTGAGGTCGTTAATTTCAACGACCTCCTGCCTGTTTTAAATAAAGCAGATAAGGTAATTATAGAGTCCTTCACATTATATCCTTGGAAAGCACAGCAACAAGCATTTTCAAACATACCGTCTGCAGAAATTATTGGTCGTATTAAGGAATGGTGCAGTATAAACGGTGTGGAAGTGGTAGAGCAACAGCCATCAAAACGGATAGTTGCTACTGATAAACTATTAAAAGCCACAGGTGTGTGGCAATTTACGCGAGGCAAAAAACACGCACGAGATGCCGCAAGACACTTACTAGCATACTATTTAAACAATGGCGATGAAACAGTATTACGTTCCTTGTGGCAAGCTATGGTAACATACAACGAATCTAATGAGTTTGATAAAGTGGAATAATCTTATTTTGAATAATAAAAAAATTAGTGAGGTGTTATACTAATGAGCAGATGTATAGCATTTACACCATCAGACGATAAAATAGTGATTTGGTACGATGTGCAAAGCATAATACTAGAACCGGCAGTAAACAGGCAAGGATACGTTGTACGCATACAAAGAGCAGGCACTACACAATCAGAGGCAGTGTTTAACAATCTTACTAAAGAACAAATGGCAATACTGTTTAAACAGTTGGCGTCGTGGGAGAACGACAACGCAAAGGGTATGTTCATTTTAACAGTACCACAAACAGCCCCTGCGGAAATAAAGCAATCTGATGGAGGTATTACGTCAAATGAAACAACATCAGAACAATCTGCATCAGAACAAATTACAGCAGAGCAATCTGCAGCAAAAAAACCAAAACGATCCACAAGAAGCAGTAGAAATAACAAGCTATGATTTATGCGACTGTGAAAACTGTGGTTTATACGGTTGCAGAAGAATACTACGCACACTGCCTACTACAAAAACTAAAATAGCTGTAGTAACTGATATGTTTCATAGTAATGCTAATAGAGTTACAAACATTTTTTACGGTAGAGCGGGTAGTGTTTTTGAAAAGGCACTGCATGATGCTGGTTTAGGTTTCTCTGATTGTTTTTTAACAGCAACAGTTGTTTGTGTTCCTAAGGATTTCAGAGAACCTAAAGCATCAGAAGTAAAGTGCTGTAAGAATCGTTTATTCCATGAATTAAAAAGTATGAAAGAATTAAAAGTAATTGTAGCAGTAGGGGCAATAGCAATGAAACTGCTATTGCCCCATAAACGCAGTATTTACAAAGAAAGAGGTAATGTGGTTTGGTCAGATGATTTTGGCTGCTACGTTATACCAGTAATGCATCCGTCTAACGTAGTACGCACACCGTCAATGTATAAAGAATTTGCTAAGGATATTCAAAAAGCTGCAGAAATAGCTTTTGGTGATGTGTCCTTAGTTATACATGACGGTAATATTCAATACCAGTTAATTGATAATGAAGAATTATTAGACGCTTTGATAGTTCGCCTTGATGAATTGGGAGAAACGCCTATTGCATTAGACGTAGAAAACACCAGTACAGGTAAACTTATATGTATTGGTATGTCTTGGCGTAAAAACACAGCAGTAGTTGTTACAAAAGACGTACTCGATAATCCACAATTAGTAGAGCGTCTGTCTAATGCCCTAATAAATAAAAATTTATTAGGGCATAACTTTAAACATGACTTAAAAACCTTGTGGCATAATGGCTTTAGTCAACAAATACGCACTTTTGCTGATACCATGTATCAATCGTATATTCTTGATGAGCGTATTTACTCAGATGTCACAAGGCGTGGAGTGCATGGTTTAAAGTATCTTATACGGGAGTACCTCAATATAGGTGACTACAACCAAAAAATTATAAACTATTATGAGGCTATGGAAAATTGCCCTAATGTGTACGACATCTACGAATATAACGCTAAAGATGCTGCGTATACATTAATGCTGTATGAATTATTTGAACAGCAGTTAGATGAAACAGCTAAATGGGTTTTAAATGAAATAATGTATCCTGTATCAGACGTATTAACTCGTATGGAATATTTAGGTGTTTATGTAGATTTAGATTATGTTAATGCTTTAGATAAAGAATTAGATGTAGAATTAGATAATTTAAAAAAGGAAATGTACGAATTAGTTGGTAAAGAATTTAATCCCAATTCACCAAAACAATTACAGCAGTTGTTATATCAAGATTTACGATTACCGATTAATGGCACTACATCTACAAATAAAGAAGCACTCAATGCCCTTGTGGATGAACACCCACTAATACCCCTGTTATTAAAATACCGTAAAGAGTCTAAATTTCATACCACATACATTAAAGGCATTAAAAAATTCGTAGACGAGCAACAAAGAGTGCATACACACTTTAATATGGCAGTAACTGCCACAGGTAGATTATCCAGCAGCAGTCCTAACCTACAGAATATTACACGAGGGCCTAGAGCACGTAATATTTTTGCGGCTACTCCGGGCTGGATTTTAATAGATGGTGATTTATCACAAGCTGAGGTAAGAATGTGGTGTTGGATTTCTAAAGATAAAGCATTACATGAAGCTATACACAGCGGTTTAGATATGCATATAGCTACTGCTTGTTTAATGTATGGCTGCAAACCAGAAGATGTTACGAAGGCAATGCGTACTGGTGCTAAGCGTATAACTTTCGGTACTATTTACCAAATGACGCCTAAAGGGCTAGTAACAGCTTTAGCTGCTGATAAAATTTATATTTCTGTTCAAGAAGCGGAAGAATTACAAAGAAAATTTTTTAATGCGTATAAACAAGGCTATCAATGGATAGAGGATACTAAATTGGATGTATTAAAAACCCATGTGGTTACTTCACCTTATGGCAGGAAAAGACATTTTGAATTGATAACGCCCCACAATAAGGCTGAAGTACAAAGACAGGCAGTAAATTTCCCTATACAATCAGGTGCTAGTGATGTAACACTACTTGCAATTAAACGACTAAATGAAAGTATACAGGCTGGTGAATTTGGCAGGACAAGATTACTACTAACAGTACACGACTCTATTGTAGCTGAAACACTAGAGCATGACAGGATACACGAATTAGCAAAATTGTTTAAAGAAAAAATGGAAGCACCTGTATTGGATGGTTGGGTAAAATTTGAGGCAGAGGTTTGTATTGGCACTCCTTGGGGTGCTACAGAACCTATTGCTTAGCATATACATTATTTGAAAGGATGTGATTACAGTAAAAAATGATTGTGTGGGCTACTGCATGTACCATGCTTGCGAATTATCTATTGAGCGTCTAGAGCATAAAAAATGTGCTTGCAAGGGTGGGTACAACAGCCCTTGCAAATACTTAATCAAGTAT